GGTAGACCCAAAATCTTACAATTTTGTGTCTACGTTTAACGGTGATGATACATCGTTATTAAATGAAAATACTAACCCGCGTGCTACCTTTGGAGGTAATAGACCGTTTATCATACTACAATTCGGAAAAAAATTAGCGCTAATGAATATCCATGCACCTCATAGTGACCCGTTTAGAAAATCAGGCGACCCTCTCTTCGGGAAGAAAGTAGATGATTTTGCATTTAATGCGTTGGATCGGTTCATTACCGACACTGTTACGCTTGATGATGAATGTAACTTCATAGTCGGTGGAGATTTTAATGCTGACGCGACTAATTCTATTGATAGACTTAAACCGATATTTACTGACCGAAGTGATCCTGGTATCACTAGAACGACTAAAACTTGTTGTACAACTGACGGGGGAACAGATTTTAAGAATGGAGCATTCGATCATATATTTTCAACATTATCAATTACGAAGTATCGAGTTCATAATCCTACAAAACTTACAAAAACGAAAACACCAGAAAGGTATTTTTTCTCCGATCATTTACCCGTATACGCCACGATCCCACCACCCCCACCAGCACCAGCACCAGCACCACCAGCACCAGCACCAGCACCATCATCATCAACATCAACAGGCGCACCACCATCATCATCAACAACAGGCGCACCACCATCATCATCATCGGCATCGTGGCTATTATCATTATCATCCTCATCATCATGATCATCATCAGTGCCGGCTGAACAACAATAACCTCAAAATAAAAAATATAATAATATATAAACAAGAAAACCAAGAAAATTAAAATTAAAATTAAATAAAAGTAATAAGTAATTATGCCGAATTTTAAATTCAAACGCGGTCCTAGTGGATCTAGACCCGGAATAGACATGCTTACATTCGGAGTGGGACTTGTGTTTTTTTTCATTATGTTCATTACATTCACTTCATCTGGATATAAACAATCTTCTCATACTTCGTCTTCTTCTTCTTCTTTAGTGGCACAGCCATTAACTGTAGGACCTCATATCCAGCCTCGTCCCAATACATTTTTTACCGATCGACCCGACGATACGCTCGCGAACCCGTACGCTCCACCGCTCAAGGATGTATTTGCACCGCATGGCATACGTAGTTTTACTACTGGTACTGGCACTAATGCTAATGGTGGGATTCCTATCAATATGGCTACAAATACCGGTGCAACTGTAAACGCGTCTTACCAGCAAATCGGTCTCTTGACAAAAGCCGACAGCTCGAATAGTTCGAATACTAGTTCCGATCCGGTTATTATGCCGCTTATGGGCAAACCCCTGTTTACCAGTCGCGACAAGTGGCTGTTTTACACCATCAGCGATAAAAATAATTCAATGAAACTTCCGATTATCATCAAGGGGCGCAACGCGCTTTCGGAGATCGGGGTAGATAACGTGTATACCGGCGATACCGTATACGTTCAGGGATACAACAACGATTTCAAAGTCACCTTGTATGAAAATTCAACCCCCCAATATATCCCATTCATCTAATGTGATTTTTTTGTTTAGTATAGTATAGATAGCATAACATACTATATTAAGTAAGTGTAGTTAATTATTAATTCATGTCTAGAAGTGGTAGTAGTATGCCCCCGCCACCACCGGAAAATATGCCATCTGGATGGAGTGCAGTGTATTCTAGTTCTCATGGTCGACAGTTTTTTGTAAATTCATTAACCGGTCGCACTACATGGGATTTACCTACCGTGACCGGCGCAGAAGAAGAAAAATTTATACGTCCTATCCGTAATCGGAATCGATCCGTTCGGTCGGAGTTGCGGTTCAGCGATGATCCCGAAAGGGCACAACGAGAAAAAGACTGGTACAGAGAAGATGAACTACACAGACAAACTGCGCGAAGTAGGATATCACCGTCTCAATTCGGTGAGGCCGACCCGAGACGGTACGTGTCCGGGAACTTTTTTGTAAATATAGGCATCCACTTTCCACAAGATGGCCGGGTAACCCCGTCCAGTAAATCGTTTGCATACTTTAAACGAACCATAAAAGAACAAGGGATATTTTGCGAAAAAATGAGTGACGCTGAAGTTTTAGATATCGCAGCCAATCTATTCGTATACGATCCGATTATGAACATCGACCCCCTAACAAATACGGTCCCAGTTGATGAATATCGCGCCGAACTCGATTCAATTCGACGCTTGCATTTGGGGCACATACAACAAGCTCCATCTGTAGTTGACAATCTAATTGACCACCTGGACCAGCCTAGAAACATTTCAGTGTCGGTAACATTGTGGAAAATGTTACTGTATGCAAAAACAATTCAGGAACGGTGCGAAGGTACGTGCGCAATACGGAGAGAAGACCCGAGAGAGCAATCCAAACCGGGTGCAATGGTCGTTTCTGCGAAACAAAAACGGAGTACAAAAACTACGTGCGGATTTACCGCTCCGTCGATTGCCGTAGCAACCCTGTTTTTACAGGTAATGGGGTCGGATTTTTTAGACGCGTTTCGAAAACATTCAAAGTGCAGTGTTAAAACCAAGTCTAGATCCCGGTCTAAAACACCGGATGGGGTTGTTCGAGGGGTCCACGATAAAAAAACCATATACACCGATGAAATGCTTTCTCAACGGCTGGCGACATTTGATAAGACGCTTACCGTAGATGAAACCAGACTGTATGCGAAACTAAATACCGTAATTAATCAGTTATATGATAATAATAAAAAATATAAAACGGGTATTTACTATATGAATTCAAAACGGCCCGATTTATTCGTATATTCGGGATTGAAACTAGGTATAAATATCATATCGGTTGTTGTTCAATCTGGAGTTACGGTACACCATTCGTTTATTTATAATATGGGCGATGTTTCTGTAATTATGGACAGCTGGGCGCATGGTGACCATAGTGGCTACATTTTTGGTAGAGAACTGGTAACTCGCATGTGGGTAACTGCAGATCTTGAACGATCCTTATATAACTTACACCCCGGTCACACTAGATCGTTTCCAAGTATGAAAAATTCACTAATACGAGTATTTTTAGCACCGCATCTAGATAACATAAGATACTATCCGCAATTTCTACCGTCAGCGGTTAAGCAAAGCGAACTGAATTTATACTTTGATGAACTTAAAAAAAATGATCAAAGGTATAATCATACCGATTTTACGATTATTTCAATCAATCAGAACTTTCTGATGAGTATTTTCAGTTTTAATTTCGGGTTCACGAACGACATACTTTTCGGCGGCGGTGGCGGTAGGTCGCTATTGTTGCCATCATTGAAATCAAAATCACCATCATTGAAAAAGCGTGAGCGCTGGCGGCGGCGTGCAATAACTCACAAGAAAATGCTAAAGTAAAGTAAAGTAGTAAGAAAAGAGATATAAACAATTATCAATCAATTGGTATTATTATTTATAATTTATAATTGCTTGATATAACTCGAGTTCGATTTGATGCGCGTGATTATCAATAATTCGGTATATGACATAACCACCTTTATACCGGAGCATCCAGGCGGACCTTCTGTGTTTGGATCAAATGATAATAACAGAGATAACAGAGATAACAATGATATCACTGAAAAATTCAACGAGGTCGGTCACTCTGAGTATGCAGTCAACCTTCTTGGAAATTATAAAGTCGCGGACATATCCGACGACGATCCGCGATTTCGACCCAGTTGCAAAATTGAATACAATAAAACAAAAATATCGAAACTTGTAACGCATGAAGATAAATTCCATATCCATAAATTCATGGGCACTATCTCAATTTTAAACTACTTTTATCTATTTTTTGATTGTTTTTATAGCGGGGCAACCGCAGATATGACTCTACGATCGGTTGATACTGGATTCATCGCTCTAACATGGGTTCATACTGTGCTATCACTTTCGGCGCTTCAGTTCTTAATTCCTCGTACGCGTACCGGAATTTTACCCATGATATGGCAGGAGTTTCGCGCACATTCCATTATTTTTGCAGTCAGGAGTTTTATCATCGCGAATGTAATCTACTTTTGTAACTTGCACACAACCGCGGTTGACAATCACAATCACAATCCAGGTCTACATATTGTCGCAAATACATTGGTTCGATGCATGTTCGTACTTGTAGCAATGAAACTTGCTGATATTAGCACGGGGTACCTTCGCGAAAACCGCAAAGAAACGACTACTGCAACAATGCCGTATTGGAGCGGGTGTCCTCCGCGAATTCAGTCTGTAATCAAGTATTTTTACACGCATTCGCAGTTCATGGCAACAACTACATGCCTGTTTAGTAAAGTCCCCTACATTCTCGCTGTAGCATTTCCCATTCAAATTGCGTCTTTTCTCATGACCCTTGTTCGCAAACAAATTATTTCCGCATTCTGGTACCACGCATTTTATGGAGGCAGTTTGATGGTGGTATATTTAATCAATGCAGCTGATCCGGCGCTTTATCCCATTAGTCTACTTGGCATGATGATGATGTACATTCGAATTCAGTTGAAATTTAACAAGTATGCGCTTTGGATAGTAACGGCAGTTATCGGCGGAGGTATTCAGTACGCATTATCTAGTGCAGTGTACCATGAAAAGGTCCGTATGTTCACACTAATTGGCACATTTGTCGCGATTCCATCGTTCGCGGTATTCGTCTACCATTTTACGATCGCGAATCTTTCTCGCTCATATGACGTTACGTTTCGAATTCAACCTACGACCGTATTCGGTGCATGGATCATGGCGGTACTGTTTGATAGTTCAACTCACATGCGAGAAGAGTCAAACCATCGCATAAAACGAAATGTGACAATTCGTTCTGAGTCGGGATCTCATAACAAAATCACAATTCAATTATGTGAAACGTATCCAAATTACCGACCCGGAATGTATTTTAACTTATATTTCGACACTTCAAAACGGCCGTATACTCCGGTGGATATGGAGGCGGATGCGGAGACGGAGACTGGCGATAAAGCAACATTTCTCGTGAAGAGGGTTGATGGTGGTGAGGTGTCTCCAATGATATGTGATAAGTACATTGAAAACCAGACCGTATTTGTAAAGGGTCCGTTTGGGCGCAAGTATTACGACCCCGGCAACCATCATTTTATGTGCGACGGACAGCAAGTAACCGCGAAGATTGTCATTATGTTTTCATGTGGATCTGGAATTACGCCATTTTATAGCATGGGATCCGCCTGGATAAAAAATGAAAACCGCCCAGAGCAAGAGTTGCATTACATGTCGTCGTACCGCACTCGAGACGATGCAGTTTTACGAGTGACTGGAACCGGAGTCCAAGAGAAGTTGTTTATTTCAAGTGAAAACTCTAAGCTCACACCGATGGGGATTATCGACTACTTTGCTAGCCTGGTGAATCCAGTAACTACCACTCGCGAAACAATAATCCGCCCACGCGATATTGCAGTTTTTATTTGTGGGACTCGACAGTATTCGCAAATGGTAAAAGATTCTTGTTCTGTTTACAGCGACGATATAAAATGTTATGAATGGTAGAGAACTATTAAATTAAACATGAAATATAAAAAACAAAACAAAATGATGTAAAGCGTAGCGTAGACAACATGTTACTAATAAAAATAAAATAAATAGTTGTTATGAATTTTTTCAATTTAAATCCGCCGTATAAAAAACCGTTATCGTCGTCAAACGAGTTTAATTGCGAGATGATCGATTTTCAGTTCACTCCTGGCGGCCAGGCGTGTGAGTGTATTACGTCCGGGTCCGTCTACAACCACTTATGCGCCGCCAAACAAACCATTGAAACCTGCAATTCCGAGGAATGGGATGAAATGAAAAAGGTAACCAATCCGTACGAATATATTCATACGTCAGTTACGGGATACAAATACCCGGTAAGCCGGTTCAAACCCATTTCACGGTCATTTTATAAAATGATCGAAATCGTAAAACAGTGTAAACTGTTCGCGTCGTTGCCGTCGTACCGGCTACCCCCCTCAACTTCAAGTTCAAGTTTAAGCGATGACGGCACTCGACGCGACTACCATCCCCCGTATCACCACGTCTCTTCGTACGACTATAATAACAATCATCAATATCATCGTAGTCACAGCTATGGAAACGGATATAACCGCTACGTTTATCATGACCGACCGGCGAATCGATACACGCAGAAGCATTATCATCAACAACCAAATGGGTTTTATAAGCATCATCCAATTACAGTTATAAACGATCCAGATCCAGATCGAGATAATACAGGACTTGGTATTCCCGTAACTGAAGCCGTGGCACAGGTGAGACCGGCGCCTGAAGCAAGCGTATCTGAAAATGTATCTGAAAATGTATCTGAAAATGTATCTGAAAATGTATCTGAAAATGTATCTGAAAATGAAAATGAAAATACAGATACAGGGATTCGGTCGTTCCATTTGGCCGAAGGACCGGGTGGGTTTATTGAAGCAATTTGCTACCTTCGCGCAAATTCGAACGACGTGTATTACGGAATGACGCTGATTGACGATACTCCCAATAGCGCGTGCCCGGGGTGGAAAAAAAGCCGGTTGTTTTTAGAGAAAAATCCGTCAGTGAAGTTGGAATACGGCAAGGACGGCACCGGAAACTTGCTGTCGATCGACAATTACTTGCACTGCTGCGAAAAGTATCGCAACTCGATGGATTTAATTACTGCAGATGGAGGGTTTGATTTTTCATCGGATTTTAACCACCAGGAAGTACTGGCACAAACGCTTGTGGTGTCGGAAGTATTGTACGCATTGTCGCTTCAAAAAATGGGCGGATCGTTTGTGATCAAAATATTCGACACCTTTACGCGCGTGACGGTGGACATCATTCACTTACTTGCCCTGTTTTACACGGACGTTATTATCATCAAACCCAATACAAGCCGTGTAGCCAATTCTGAAAAATATATCGTGTGTAAAGGGTTCAAACTTCCATCCAATATGGACCAAGTCATTGAGACATTCAGCACATTTTTTAAAAAGCTCCAAAGCGCAAGTGCAACTAGTAGTAGTAGTAGTAGTAGTAGTAGTAGTACGGTTTCGGTTGGGGCTATTCTTAAATCCCCCGAACTCCATAAACTGCACATTGTTCACCGCATCGAAGAAGTGAACGCAATACTTGGACAGCAACAAATTGAGAACATTATCAACACGATGGGACTGGTGCACGGAAAATCGTCGGACCGAATTGACGCGTATAAAAAATCGCACATTCAAAAATGTATCGAGTGGTGCGAGAGGTATAATATACCCTACAATAAACAGTCGGTGTCAACGAATACGTTTATTTCATCAGTATCATAGTTAGTTAGTTATATAATATTATAAAAAATTGAAAACAATTTTTCATAATGATGAATCAGGATAGTAGATAATCGTTAATAATCGTTAATAACTGAAAATGGAACCTGTATCGGTTGAATCGTCCCCTGTTCCTGCAAGACATATTCATATTATACCCGGAGCTCCAAGAAAATCAAGATTCCGAACAGATTTTGATTCTGATTCTGATTCGGACACGGACTCAGTTGAACCGCGACCCATTACGCCTCGGAATTTAATACCCGCATTTCAAACAGGATTCAATTTTGAATTTGATGAAGAGCAAGCACAACAGCCTGTAAGAACTATATCAGGATCCATGTCCATGTCCTCACTGACGCTGTCAAATATAGAAGAATCGATTGGGGAATGCAGCGTTTGTTATGACGCGCTCCCATTACATGCAAATCACGTGTTGACTGTATGCAGTCACCTCTTTTGCGTGAAATGCTTCATTCGTTGGTGCTGTTCCAATTCATCGGCGTCATGCCCCATGTGTCGCAGACCATTAATTGAAGAAGAAGAAGAAGAAGCAGAAGACAGTACCGGGATGAGTTACGAATATTTGCACATGGTGGAGGATATTGCGTTGGTAGCAGATACCAGTTTCGAAATGCAGACCGATCCAGATCACGGCGATTACCAGTCGAGGCTGTCCGTTCAAGAACTCGATTTGATTCAGTATAATCGACTGGTTGTGTCATGCGTGTTCCTGAAAAATCGGTTTTATGAAACACTCTTTTCAACTAGCGTGTGGAGATGTATGGTGCAACACTCGCTGATACCCAAGTCCGAATGGCTAAACATTTGGGAAAATGTTCCACTTTATACCCAGCGAGCTCCGTCTCAAATGTTTGAATTCGTGATTCGCCGCAACTCGGAGAGTCTCGGAAACAATCGAGAAGAAATCAATGTATTCGGGTACATTATAAGTCCTATTGAAATTACAGATGTTGTTAGTAGTTCGGGCAGTCTAAGAAATGCGTTCGGGTTTTCAGTTATGGTTACAAGCCCCACTATTCCGTTGGGGTACCATAACTTAACCGACGGAACGATTCAAACCGTCTTACTCCATCTTCAATTTGAACACATTCGCAGGATGTATTACATGACATCCGTTGAAACGCATGAGGTATAGATAGGTATGTATAGCGCGTTACATAACGATTGCGTCAAGTGCTTTATTAAACGAACTTGGATTAGCGGTCGTTGCAGCCAAATTACGCTGTCTCAATCTTGAATTGGTCACTTGCGAGTGGTATGACTTCTGTGGGTGCATGTAATAAAAATAAAAATAAAATAAAACCGCAAATGAAAAAATAGCTAAATAAAAATCAGTTCGTCTCATCATCGCGATTATTTATAAACAGAGAAAATAATTTAAAAATAAATCACAAGTATTCGTGTGCCGTACAGGGCGCGGAAACATACTGTAAAAACCAAAAAACCAAACCAAAAGCACCAATGGCCGAGTGGTCTAAGGCGGTGGACTTAAGCCCCACTATCTCAGGATGCGCAGGTTCAAACCCTGCTTGGTGCAGAGACTTATTTCTAACTAACTTAATTTTTATTATTCTAAAATTAATAAAAATTAAAAATTAAAAAATACAAATTCAAATGCAAATGCATATTTATTTCATTTTCCGTGTTCGATGCCCTTTCTTTTTATCAGGCATGTTACGTCTTTGCGTAGTAGCAGCAGTAACGGGATGAGACTTAGGTTTTACTATTCGTCTTCTTCTTCTTTGTGTACGAATTTTACCCTGAGTTCGGTTTCGGTGAGTTTTTGCACCGCCTCCTAAACCTCCTCTCGCCATCGCCACTCCGCCCGCTCCCGGCCGGCTACATGCAGCTGCATCACAATCGGCATTCTTACACGAGTTTACTTGACTTGCAAATTCGAGAGTACGTTTCGAATCTTCTTCAAACTCTTCCTCCGTTCGAATACATGCAAATGTACAGTATCTAATATGGTCAGGGTTTTTTGCTAGGCTGCTTGAAGGATTATCTTTATTATAATATTCGCTCAGTATAGCTTTCATACCAATCGGATCTCCTCGTCCGTCTACTGTTTGAGAAATACTTGCAAAAATATCGGGGTAATATCTTCTTGTGGCGGATATTCCGTCAGTACTGCGCCCGACGAGGGTGGCAGCTTTACGCTCCTCTTGTGCTCTTATACGCGCTTCATCCGGCGTATCCCAGTTTGATACTTTTTTTTTCGTCCGGCCTTCGGGTGTTTCATAATACTCGAAATGATCTAATAGGTGATTGATGGAATCGTTAATATAAAACGCTTCTCTTAGCGTTTTCATAATAAATGCAGCAGATTTGTATCGACCTGCTGAAAGTTGTAATATACTATCTAGACCCGTGTGTTTATCAGATGCACTATTCTTAACTGCTTGATATGTTGTAACCTTAAAACTAGCGGAGTTGCATTGTGCTCGTTCGTTTGACGGGGGGATAAATTGTAATAATGGGTCCATATCTTTAATCATAACGGCGTTACTCGAAGAAGTGGGGAAATTATAATAGTACGTCTGGTCACCTCTAACAATCGGACCGGGTATAATAGGCTCTCCCATAGTAGGTAGTTTTGAAGAAGAACAATATTTATACGACGTATTATTCCACATCTCGTTTGGATCTTCTCGGCCACCCATATCACAAAAAATCAAGTATCCTGGTGGGTCCTGATCCTTTCGGACTTGTAACTCAACAAATAAGTGACCACGAGATGATTGCGGGTTATTGTGAGTAGGAAAAATATGACCTTTTGTTCGACGAGTCGTTTCGACTTTTTTCAGTGTCTCATTAAATGTTTCTCTTGTTAAGCTTGTACCATGGTCCGAAATAAACTCACGACTAAGAAATTCTTCAGGAAGGGTTGTATCCTTGTAATAAAACTCACTTTTTACCCCAGCCTTCGTGCCGTCGGCGGCTTGATATGTGCAATTATACAATTCGCGAATGTTTTTGAAATGTACCCTAAGCCTAGGATCTTCAGCGTATTTTTCTATTGCAAGTTGAGCTATGCCGGGGGTATCATCATTTCCGAAAAGAGTATACGTCTTTCCCGACCCAGAATATCCGTACCCAAAAATAACAACTACTTTTCCACTAGGTACGTCATCGATTAACGTTTCAATGCCTTGAAATTTTGTTTGATTGTCCGCTGTGTCATATACATCACTAAAAGGGCCCCATTTTCGTGCGTTTTGTTTTGATTGTTCTACTTGTTCGCTATATTCTCTCTGCCGGGTTGCTTGGAACTCATGGGTTGCGTCCTGTTTAAAGGGTCTTAATGGTGGCACTTCTTCTGGCTTTTTTCTTATCATTGCACCGGTCTTACTAAAACTATCACCTCCTGCTCGTTGGACTATAAATGTTCGCAATTTACTTTTGCACATTTCTCGTATCAACTGTATTCTGTGTTTTATCGTTTTTACCTCCTGAACGGGGGTTTCATCGGTGGTTTTGAGAGCATCGTCAAGAGTAAGAGCCGCAATTAAAATGATTATTTCGCCTTTGTTTCTTGCTACGCATGTCTTTCTCTTACTAATAAGTTCTTGGGCATTAGAGCCGGTGCCAAATACTTGTTCTAAATTGTCAGTTGCACTTCTTGCAGCACCATCTAATTCTTCGCGTAGAGACGCTCGTAGTTCACTTAACTTACTATCATCAACAACTTCTGGCGGAGGCGGGGAAACAGGCCGCGATGCCATTTCTCTGCGAAGGCGGTCAACTTCGCCTTTTAGTTGACCAATCGTCGCTTCTCTTTCTGCAATATCGGCGGCGTGTTGTCTCGTCTCGGCGGCGTGCCTTTCCCTGGTGGCTTGTAGGGCTTGTAGTGTTCGCGCATTTTCACTGTCAGCGTCTGCTTTCGATTGTCTTATTTCGGCAACTTCCTTCCGGAACTTACCTAGTAGCTCATTTTCCTCTGCCGACTGCCGGGTTAGATTGGCTACTTGTTCTTGCCGTCGGTCTATTTCCGCTTGGAGCTCGCGCGCTGCTTTAGAAGTTGTAGAACCAAGTGCATCTAGATTTAGTTGTAAATCTCTAGCCCGTTGAGTTGCCTCATCTAATTCATCTTTTGTAGCATTATGTTCAGCAGTTAATGCTGCTAACTGGGTGGCAGAAGTTTCAAGTTGTTGTTGATTGGCGTCTCGAGCTCGCTGATTCTCCTCTTCAAGAGCTTGAATGCGTGCTTCATTGGCGGCTTGAGCTTCTCGAGCCGCTTCTAGTTCCGCTTTTTTCTGAGCAATTTCCTGACCATGATCGCCACTCGCGGCATCTAATCTGGCGAGATTAGTTTCAAGATCTCGGATAGCCGTCGTACGAACACCGAGATCGCGTTGCAGGTCAGCTATTTCGGCATCTTTTCTACCAACATCCTCGTTCAGGCTTGTATTTCTATTTCGAGTTCGTTCTAGTTCGGCTTGAGCAGCCGCTTGATCTTGTTGAGCAGTATTTAGAGCCGCTAGAGCAGCTGCTAATTCCGCAGCATGACCTTCACCCAGGCCCCCCAATCGACGGACTTCATCTTGAAGATCTCGAACCCTCTCATCGAGTTGGTCTAATTGAGCATTCTTAGCCTGATCGGCAGCTTCAAGGATACCTAGTTCGCGTCGAGCCGCATCTAGAGCTTCTTGAGCAGCTGCTATTTGCGCATCTTTTTCAACATTTTCTTGTTGGGTAGTAGCATTTTGTTGTTGTAATCCTGCGATTTCTCGTTGTTTGGTAGCAATAATATCTCGTTGCCTAGCTGCTTGCTGTCGGAAACCTTGTTCTCGACGGTTGAATCTGTCTCGTTGGGCTTCTAGTTCTTGATTCATTTCCTGCAATTGTTCTTGAAGTGCGGCATTCTGATCTCGACTCGTATCTAGTTGTTCCCGCAATCCTTCAAGCGCTCCACGTAAATCATTATTATCAGCCGCTAATGCATCATTATCATTCTCTAATTCCCTGAATTGATCCCTAAGACGATTAAACGCTTCATTAGACTGCCTAAGGGCATCAACTAATTCCTGGTTTTCATTTCGAAGACGGTCAACTTCCGCTTCATTTTGTGCATTGGCAGTAAATAAATGAACAAGTAGGGCTCGAAGAGCCTGAATCTGATTATTTTTTTGACGGATCTCTTCCTGTAAACGGTTAATCTCACCAAAACCCATCTGGATAAGTGCAGGAACGCCAGTAGTTAATATATGTTCTATCATCTCTTCAAGTTCTCGAATATAGCCGCGCAGCCGTCGAATTGTTGCGTCCCTACCATCGACACTTTCAATATCAGCATCTCCGGCATCATCCTTATTCTTGATCAATCCGATAAGTGCAATTATAATGGCTGCCGCTGCGGCGTTGCGCGATTCAGCTTTTAGTGCCGCCGCCAGCAGTCTTTTACGCTCCTCGCCACCCCCATCATCATCATCATCATCATCATCATCATCATCTCCCCCCAATATACCCAATATAAGCAAAATAAGGTCACGCGCTATTAGTGCCAATATGTCTGCATCGCCCATATCGAATTCAGTGCCCGTTTTCATCTTGTCTAAATGTCCCATTAATCCTTCTGCAAACGTTGTTAACGACCTCTCGATCAATGGATCGCCCGGCAAACGTTTGACAATAAACTTTTTGGGATCGTCGGGGTGGGCCGTTACATGTAACGAAAGTTTAGGGGGTAATTCAAGACAGTCTTTATCATCATCTACGGGACCGGCGGTTCCTGCTTTCGGAGATACAAACATAATTTTATCTCCTCCTACTTGAACTTGTTTTTTCACATTTCGCCATTTCGAGTGTATTTTTTGATAATTGATTTTCGATGGATGAATAAAATCCCGCATCATTCCGTACAGTCGACTCGCTTTAAGTGTCGCGTCCTGCAACGTTTTTACTTTTGTTATATCATCATCACGGGGTCCCTGACGTTCCTGACGCCTAGATGTCACGGAATGCATATTTTTATCTTTTTCTTGGTATTGTTGTTTCTGTCGGGGGACAGAGTCCCCCCTTACCCCCTTTTCGTCGCCTCCTGGTAGACGCCACACCTTTTGGGTTACTCGGTGATTAGAGTTTTTATCAATCCCGTGTTTATTTTTATTATTTTCTCGCACCTTTCGACGTCGGTATCGTTTAGTCGACTTAAATTTCGAGGATTTCGAGGATTTCGAGGATTTCGAGGATTTCGAGGATTTCAATTTTAAATTCATTTTTTCTTTTCTCTTGTCTCTTTCTCTCTTTCTCTCTTTCTTTCTTTCTTTCTTTCTTTATTATATTAATTATTACTATTACTAATTATAATTATACTAATACTAGTTGATATTTAAAAAATAATCTATTTGCGCATATTAAATAAGAAAAATAATTAATAAGTATATGAAATGTCGTACAATTCTCCAATCGATTTTACTTCCGGAACGACTTACACTCAATGCAGCGACACGTGTAAATTCACGTTCAAGTATTCCGACTCGAGTTGCACCGTTCGCAAATTTACCATATTCGATCAGCAGTGCCTTTTAGCCAGCTACGATACCGGAAACTCGTCTACGAATGTCGTGTACAATGGAATAAGCTACGTCCCAACCGCGTGTTTAATATTCAACGGCTCGTTTCACACATACGATAAAGAAAAAAACCCAGGCGAAGTGGTTATTTTTCACCAAGGTGATGGCGGAGCGGGCGCAGGAAAGCTGTTAGTTGTTTGTATAGCTATTACGATATCCGACACGTCGACGCTTTCCGAGTCGGGAGAAATTATCGATCAAATTATCAAAACCGTACCTAAAGCCCAGGTTTCAAAGAGCGACGAATCGTCTTCGCCGTTTGGAGTGAAGGGGTTGTACAACTTGTCGCAAATTATACCGGAAAATGCGCCGTATTACACCTATATCGGGAACGCGTTTTACTCCACGCGGTCGGATGCTATTAATTACGTGGTGTTTACTCAAGGTAATGTGTGCAAGATCTCGCAGGCCGCCATGACAAATTTGAACGCCATCGTTAAAAAAAATAACGCGCCAACGACAAGTATGCCGGTCAATACGGCAAGCTTGAATTCTATTGGCGCGAACGGCTCGTCATCCAATCAAATTTATATCGAATGTAAACCAACCGGCGATGACGGCGTTATTCTTTATAAGAAGTCATTAAAAGGTGGATCGGAGGGGGTAATGGACGAAGAAGCTCTTTCTAGTCCAAGTTCGGATATTTTTGAAAATCCGATGTTTATTTCAATTATCGGGTTAATTTGCGTGATATTATTCTTCGGATTAATTTTTTACGTAATTAAACTGGTTGGTGGTGAGGGTGATGGCGGAGGCGGAGGCGGAGGCGGCGACGGTAAAGCTGCTACTCCTGCTGCTACTGGCACTGGTGCTGCTGCTAAAAAATAAAATTAAAATTAAAAAAATAAGATTAGAATTTTCTAATTCTTATCTTAGGTTATTATATTGTTTATATGTTTATAAATTCGTTAGGTTCATGCAGCAGTTCTGGTGAACCATGTTTGCGTTGCGGCCTATACCACCGTTCGTTTTTCTGGTATTGTACAGGTTTCTAGCCTTGAGCCAAGCTAACGCACTGGTGGCGTCGGCGGGGAGAACGCATCCGCGCATAGGTCCGCCGCATTTGTACTTGGAAAGAAGACTTGAAGGCACACCAATCGTTGATGGCAATCCAGGTAAACTGTTAAAATGGGACGTCTGATTTACAGAGGACGCTTTATTTGCAACTTTTCGGGCAGTCATTTTATTTGTGGGTGTGAATGTGTATGTTATATATTATATATTATACAGTAGACCTAGAAAATATTTTTACTTAATACTCTTATTTATTAACTTAAAAATAAAACAAAAAGAACCAAAAGAAACAAAAAAATAAAAATAAACAAAAGAATTGATTTGATTTTAGTTTTAACTCTTATTACAACTTTACACCCAAATACAACCCAATTCAACTCAAATCAAATCAATTCAAGTAAAATGTCTGGATCCGGATCTGAACATGAACCTGACTATGAAAATGACGACTATGAAAACAACGACCGGTCAACGAAAAATGTATTCAATGACGAGGACCTCGTTCCAATAGGCGATGGAAACCTTCTCTTTAATCCGTATAACCCCGACAACCAGGAAATCGAAATGCATGAAATCATTTCCATCCTGCAAAAATACGGCGTACCTACCGCCTTATTACAAGTCGATAATATGGTTCTTTACAAACGCGCATTTGTACACAGGTCGTACACGCGCCGGCCGCAAATTGAAAACGCTGCCAGAAACATTACACTCGCCGAATGTCCTGCGGGTTGCATGCCCCTCAAACAGAAATCCAATGAGCGCCTTGAATTTGTAGGCGACGGGATTCTTGAAGCCGTCACGAAATTTTACCTGTACCGCCGATTTCCGAAAGAAAATGAAGGGTTCATGACCGAGAAAAAAATCGCAATTGTCAAGAACGAAAGTATCGGGAAACTCGCGCTGGAAATGGGTCTGCATCGATGGTTCATTATCTCCAAACACTCGGAAGAGAAAAAAACACGCACGAACCTTAAAAAGCTGGGGTGTTTGTTTGAAGCGTTTCTCGGCGCCATCTTCTTAGACTACAACAAGGTCAAACTCAACGATGAAGACGATTGGTTCAAACAGTTATTTGTCACTGGACCTGGGTTCCAGATCGCGCAGATCTTTGTAGAAACCGTATTTGAGCGACACATTGACTGGATACATCTGGTAAGCAACGACGACAATTTCAAGAACATTTTGCAGGTCAAGATCCAAAAGGAATTCAAGACTACGCCCGACTACGTTGAACTTGGACGAGACCTTGATTTGGGATATACAATGGGACTGTTTCTATGCATCGGGCAAGAAATTTACCAGACGCAACCCGCGACTGACGCGGTCCCCTTTTCAGGCAATGAAATTGGGGGAACCTTTGAAGGCGTTCATCAACTTGCCGCGGCCCGGGGAGGAAAACTTCTGGTACATTTTACAACTTGTTCTCACCGTATCAAAAAAAAGGCCGAGCAACAGGCGTGTGAAATAGCGCTGAAATTAATGAAATCGGGGGGCGACGAGCACCCACTACGCAGTGCTTAAACCCCTTTGCGTGGATAAATGAATAATGAATAATGAATGAATGAATGAATTCGTTCAATAAAATAATAAAAAGATTTATTATTTTATTAAACAAAATACAATAATACAATAGCAATAATACAATAAAATAAAATAAAATACTAAGAAAGATAAATAAGATTCGAAACAATGAATGAATTTTTAGCACGGTTTGCAAATAAACCGATCTCGGAAAAAGTTTCGACTGAAGAACCCTCTTTTTTTTCAAGTAAACCGAAACCGGTTGTAAATCCTTCCCGTAAAAAGGCATTCACAATTCGGTTCGGCGTTGAAGGTGACTCGTCATCATCATCGTCTGGCTCATCATCATCGTCTGGCTCATCGTCATCGTCTGGCTCGTCATCATCGTCATCGAATTCCGATTCCGAATCAGATTCAGATTCTTCTTCTCCAGGTCAAAAAAAAGCAAAGGTACCAAAGGCAGTAAAAAAAAAAGCAAAGGCAGCGAATAAGGCGTTTATTGTTGACAAAACGGGTACCGAAGATATCGACATTCACGAATTCATTTCGGCGATTCAGAAAGGTACGGGAGTCCAAATCGGAAAACCGCACTTGGCGGGATCATTTTGTACCTTGAAACCCCCTAATGCAAAACCTTCAGCCATTGCAGCGGAAGTAAAAGGTGCGCTAGAAACGTTCCAGATTCGAAAACTGGGATTCACGATCGAACTTAAAATGGCCGATTTCGCGTCTGTAACTGAAGCCGATTCATCATCGGGAAAAAAGAAACGGGGCGAAAAGGAAGGAAAAGATAAAGGAACGGAAGGAAAACAAGCAAAAGATAAAGGAGCCGCAGCAGTCCAGCGTCGCGCCGCACCGCATACCGCCGACACCGATGTCGCCGTTTCTGAAATCGTCGATAAGCTCAATAAAATGCGTTCGGCGCCCCCAATGCTTACCGCGTCCAACTATTACATGAACAATCGCAAATATTTTTTGACGTTCATCAACGAAATGTTTCAGCGGTTTGCGAATAAGAGCGCCGCTACTAAAAGTAAAGCGTCTTCTTCTTCTTCTTCTTCTTCTTCTGCTGCCGAAGTTGAGGCCCAAATTGAAGCCGAAGAATTTGATTGCTCGGATTTATCGGCCCTCGATAAAAAACCGTTTTCGGCATTGTACCACCAGCGGATTGTGAAAGAGTATATGAACGCGTACAGCCCTTACCGCGGCCTGCTCCTGTTTCACGGCTTGGGAAGTGGAAAAACGTGCTCTTCCATCGTCATCGCGGAAGGGTTGTCGACCCATAAAAAAGTGATCGTCATGACCCCTGCGTCGCTTCAGAAAAATTATATTGAAGAAATAAAAAAGTGCGGCGATGCCATGTTTAAACTGGACCAGCACTGGGTGTTTTTCCCACTAGATAAAGTTCCGAAAGGCCGTACCGCATCCGAGCACGAAAAGGCGCTGCTTCAAGCGCTCGGGTTTCCGTCCAAGATTTCACCGGATGAAAATGTCGTTAAAATCAACGGCGGTGTCTGGTTTGCCGAGCACGGAAAACCCGGTAATTACCACCAGCTGGACGAACTTAAAAAAATGGAGATTGACGGTCAAATTGACCGCATGATACGTAACAAGTACCGGTTTATCAACTATAACGGCATTCGCCTGGCAGCATGGCGAGAACTTATGCGCCAAAGCCCCACGGGAAACTATTTTGACGACGCGGTCATTATCGTCGACGAGGCGCATAATTTGGTAAGTCGGGTCGTGAATAAAATCAAGTCGCCGAAAAGTTTGTCAATGCAGATTTACAACGCGTTTCTTTCGGCCAATAATGCCAAAGTGGTTCTTCTCACGGGAACCCCCATCATCAACTACCCGAACGAGCTCGGCATCATGTTCAATATGTTGCGCGGATACATTAGCACGTTCAACTTCACGCTGGACTTGACCCAATTTAGAGGCGCGTCCGCAACTACAAACACCTTGTCGGCACTGAAACAAATGTTCGACGGTGCAAAAGATAGCGACGGTGTAACCGTGCACGACTACCTGGATTTCAAACAAAGTCCGAAACCTACACTCACACTCACGCGCAACCCGTTCGGGTTTGTATCGCACCGTGGTAGTGGTACCGGGTCTCGCGATTATGCCAGTGTCAGTATGTCCCTCACGGAAGGCGGAAATGTAAGCGATGCAGCGTTTATTAAAAATGTGGTCGACTTCTTGAACCAGCGTAGCATAAGCGTCACAGATACAAAGGTCGTCCAGTACAAGGCCCTTCCTGACCGGCTGGAAACATTCAATGAACTATTCATCAAACCCGACGGTGGCGGAATTTTGAATCCCGATATGTTTTCGCGCAGAATTATCGGGTTAACCTCTTATTTTCGGAGCGCCCAAGAAAAGTTGCTGCCAAAGTATGATCCAAAGACCGATTTTGAACTTGTTGAAATCGAAATGACGAACCATCAGTTCAATCTATACAAGAAAATTCGAGAGAATGAACGTAAAACAGAATCAAATGCGAAACGACGAAAAGCGCTGGGCCCTGGTGCAGGAACAGGAAACGCTAACGACTTGTATGGGGAAACGTCATCCACGTACCGCATTTTTTCACGAGCGTGCTGCAATTTCGCATTCCCTGACCAAATTCCCAGGCCGTTGCAAATTGATGATAATGAAAAAGAAAAAGAAAAGGA